AATATTGTCATCGGTGATGGCGCAGCCACTCCGGTGAATCACACCTTCTCCCCTGTCGGCAAGAACGACGCGGGCGTCGCAAAATGGGTCGACCGTGTCGGTGGCATTGCCATCGGCTATCCGGTCATTACCCTGGCTGTTCGCGAGCCTACCAAGACTCGTCGCGCATTCCAGGTCACCCGTCGTGTGGTCCTTCCGATCCTCGAGGTCACTAGCCCGTCGACCAGCACCGGCATCCAGCCGGCGCCGACAAAGGCATATGACCTCGTGTGTGACACGACCTACTCGCTCCCTGAGCGCAGTAGTAAGCTCGAACGCCAGCACCTGCTGGCGTACGCGAAGAACTTTGACGCGTCGGCCGTAATGCTGGCCGCCGTCCAGGACTTCGAACCTGCCTGGTAACATGCAGGCTTAACTGTCGATGAAAGGACCAGATTATGACGACGAAGTCGCATAATCGTGAGCTGGTGAAGCTAGCTCACACACACCGCGTTGCCCCGTCGGTTACCGACGATGCAATCCACGACTTTTTCGCTTCTTTAGACTGTCCCCGCAGCTTGATGCTGTGGCTCCTCTATAAACACGGGGAGCACCAACAGCTGGTTGACGTGTCAGTCAGTCCTGCGCACTATTCCAGTGCCTGGGCCTTTAGAGACGCTTACATAGCGACCGAATTTCTTTCCAAGGCCAACTTCTTAAGGTTGGACGTGGCTCGAGATAAGGCGGCTTTTGCCAAGTTCTTTGAATACGAAGACTTGTGTAAGCGGACTAACCGTCGTTTTTCGAATCTTCTCCTTGACCCCCTATACAAAGGGGCCAACGTGTGGTTGCTGAACGCAACCGCGCGGAAAATAGAGTTGATTCTTGGCGACTTTAGCGGCGATGAGTTTGTGGATGAAGCTAATTGGGGACCGGGCGTGTCAACCCTGATAAAGGGCCAGCACGTATCGGCTTTCAATAAGTTCCAGTCAGAGACTGGGATAACGCAAGACTTGTACGCCCTTGTAGGTGACTGGTTTCCAGTCGCCTACCCACGGTGGTGGGAGCACCTTACGCTTAACAGCGAACGGGCTTTTACGGACGTGGTTGGGAACAGCATTGTCACGGTGCCGAAGAATTCGAAGACGGACAGAGTCATCGCCATAGAGCCAGGGATCAATCTCTGGTTTCAAAAGGCGTTGGGCTCGATGATCCGCCGTCGGCTTCGTCGGTTTGGTATCGACTTAAACTCGCAAGAGGTTAATCAGCGGCTTTCATTAACTGCGTCTTACGACAACAGTCTCGCGACTGTCGATTTTTCCTCAGCAAGCGATAGCATCGCGCACGAACTTGTGCGGGCGCTGTTGCCACCTAGGTGGTTCCAGCTCCTTGATGCTTGTCGATCCAAAATCGGTCAACATAGCGGCGTTCCGCTCCGGTGGCAGAAGTTCTCCTCCATGGGGAACGGATACACTTTCGAGTTGGAAAGCCTGATCTTCTTCGCCGCTGCCTGGGCGGTACGTGAGTACCTTCAGGAAGACGGCGAGATCAGCGTGTTTGGAGATGATGTAATCCTCCCGACACGGTGCTATGATCTCTTCTCGTCATTCAGTGAATTCCTTGGATTCAAGGTTAACCCTAAGAAGAGCTTCTCTTCGGGTCCTTTCCGCGAGTCCTGTGGCGCCCACTGGTATGACGGGGTCGACTGCAAGCCTGTCTTTCTAAAAGAGAGACTTCAGAATGTTCAAGCAATTTTCAAACTGGCTAACCGTGTCCGTTCTCTCGCTCACCGTTACGGTTCTTACCGTAGCTGTGATCGTCGGTTCGTTCATGGTTGGTCGCGTTTGGTTCGACGGGTACCAAAGCCGCTTCGGCTCCGTACCTGCTTCGGTTTCGGCGACGGCGGCTTCATCAGCAACTTCGATGAAGCCGTCCCAGCTGCAGCCGGGGATCGACCCCAGTGGCGAGGATTCGAAGGATATCGAGTCCGAACCCTGATTGCTCGCAGCGTAAGCTGTGAAACTGAAGAGCCTGGCTTGTTACTTGCCCGGCTCAAGGCGAACAACACGCAGGGCTTCCGCCTCTGCACCGCGGAAAAACACGGTGCATGGGCGAAGTGGTCCTTTGTGCAGCAGTCAGACGAGGCGTATGGTAACACCTACGACCTCAGAGGCCGATCCAAGATCTCTGTAAAAGAGGTCCTGGTTCACACGTGGTACAACCTTGGGCCTTGGGTTTAACCCAGGTTT